AACAAGTCCTCCTCGAAAGGATTGATGTACGCTAAACTGTGGCGCTGACCAGCAATGTTAGTCTCACGCGGAACAGAGCCGCCCATGTTGTATTTGAACATTATGTGTTCCCTCCTACCGGTGGAATCCCGTATTGTGTGTTAAGTGCGTCAAAGTAAGGGTTAAACGACTGGTTTAAGTCAAATGGGCTCTGCGTCATGCTCATCTGAGGAGGAGCAAAGATGTTTGTTTGTCCAACAGTACCATCAGAACCAGCTCCTGCCAAGCCTCCAGTGAAGTCAATCGGTGCCATCTGGTAAGGATTGTCCTGAAGAGCCGTGGTCCCCGTAGGAGCAGCCGCCGCAGTGTAAGGAGAGGCCGATGGTCCAGGGATACTGGCTATTCCGACGTTTTGACGCTGTGCTTTGTCCGCCGCCACCGCATTTGCCACCGCCATGCCCTGCTGTTGCTGCTGTTGCTGACGCGCAGCCTCTGTTGCAGCGTTTAACTTGGTGGTTGTGTCGTATAAACTACCCAAACTCGACGCACTGTCCATTGTTCCGTACTCAGTGCCCATCCCGTCAAGCAAATCCTTGAACTTGTTGCGCTCAGTAGCCTCGCCAAACGCCGCATTAAGCTGATCCGCCGTCATATTGGGGTTAACCATGGACCCGTAACCAAGGCCCGAGATCTGATCAGATATGCCCTTGCGGTTCGTGGCGTCCTCTAACGCCGAAACGTAGCCAGCGTTGCCTAAGCCCTCTGTTGCTAAGTTTCCGTAGCCTAACTTGTCCAATTCCCCAGTGTAGTAGCCCTGAAACTTGGTGTCCGCCTCGTCTTGCGTCCTATACGCACCAGAAAACTGGCCGTAATCGTCCCCCGCAGTGAATAATCCAGGGTCAAACTCCTCAAACGTCTTCTGTTTAACGTGGGCAGGGGCGCGACTACTCATGCCTAAGTTCTGATCAACCTGTCTTTTGTACTCTTCACGTTGCCCAACGTAGTCAGAGTTGGCAAGGTCATCCCTGCCGTTTTTTATGTTTACAGCTAACCATTTATCAAAGTCTAATTTCTCAAACTGACGAGTGTCCTTGTCGTACTTCGCTTGATCAAAAACCTCTAAAGCCTCTTGATCTCTGTGAGCCGCGTTCGAATAACTAGATCTAACTTGGCCCGAAGCCTTCATTAACTCCTCATGCGCCGGAAGAGCCGAGTTGTTAACTACAAGACCAAACTTGTCGTCCAAAAGATAATTAGAATAAGACTCGTGCTTCTTGCGCCACTGGGCATCGCTTAATGAATCAAGGTCCGTGCCAGAAGTAAATTCACCCCAAGTCTTGGGGCCAGTCTTGCCAAGAGCCGCGTTGACAACCGAAGCCATCTGCGTCGTTGCGGCGGCTGGAGTGCTGTTGTCGTCGTTGTCATAACTTTTAAACATCGCATCGCGCTGGGCAGCGCTCTGCTCGTTGTAATTGTTTGAAAAATTACCCTTGCCGTCATGGCTGGATATCACGCCGAACTCGTTAGTAGTCTTTTTATTAAGCGCCATCTATCTTACCTCTCAAACCAGGGACCGTGGTCCACGGGTATCATACCTCGAATCAATAATCTACTAAACAAACGGGCTCTGTATAGGAGGACTGTTCTGCGAACCTCGAACCTGCTGCATCGGAGCGTATCCACCCTGCTGCATCGTCTGCTGCGGGAACGCCGCCATCTGTGCCATCCCAGGAGGGGCCATGCCCATCATGCCAGCAGAGCCGTAACCACCCTGCATCGGATTCATAGGAGGAGGAGAAAAACCCATGCCAGCAGATGTCTGCGGAACAGGAGGAAGTCCGTAACCAGGAACAGGGGCCATCTGGTTCTGCATCAAAGGAATGTTCTGTGCCATCTCAGGTGGAGCTTGGCCCATGATCCCCCCAGCAGTGCTCAAAGGGAGACCGTCAGTCGGAGTGGTTTTGTTGAGCAAAGGGTTAAACGGAAATTGTCGAGGCTCGGAAAGAAAAGGATGGGGGGGCTTCGGTTGCGGGGCAGCAGCAGCCTCCATCTCACCAATCTGGTTCTGGACATCGCCCATGTTGTTCCCAGATATCGAACCTCGGTTCAACATTCGCTGCATGTCATTAGAGGAAGCCCCGCCAAAACTACTTACGCCAAGGCCCTCAGCCTTCGGGGGCCTTGGAGCAGGGGCCCTGGACCTTTGGCGCTGATCCATCCGCTCTTGCATAGTAGGTTGACGATTGTTTAAAAACTGGTGATCACCAAGGGGCCCGCCAGGAGCATAAGGATCGCCGCCAAATTGAGGTTGACCACCTTGTTGTGGCTGGTAAATACTAGGATCTGCGTCATAATCCTTTCCGAACTGTTCTTTTGCTTGCTGCATCGCCTCGGGAGAGCCAAAAAAACCAACGGAAAGTTTACTATTTATATAACCATCCCTGCCGGATTGTTGTTGAGGTTGGCTATCTTGTAAATTCTGGAAGCCCTGAAGCTGGTTGACTTGGGGAAGGGACCTGTAGTTTGCAGGGGCTTGGGCGTTCTGAAGCTGTTGTATCTGGTCTTGAACGCCAGCAGGCTGCTGTTGAAGGCCCGCGAGCCCTGGACCTTGGCCTGGAAGAAACGACGCATACGATGTCATATACCATAATCCTTGAACTGTTTCTTGCAGAGTAACCTAATCTCAAACGAAAATATAGTGGATATTATTTTAAGGGCAAACTTGTTTCCTGCGTACAAGCGCAATGGAATTAGGGTTGAATGAATTTGTCTGACCAACATTATAAGGCCAGGCCAGTCGTCACCCCCGCTGAAAAGGGGGGCCCCCGTCAGTCCAGATCGTTGCTTCATCCGTTACAAACTCCCACAGTAACCCCCAAGTAACAAGGTGCGCTAGTCGCGCTAACCTCTAAGGGAAGGAAGGAAGGAAGAGAAGGAAGGAAGAGAAGGTGCGCTAGTCGCGCAACACCTCTAAGAGAAGGAAGGGAAGGTAGGACGCTGATGCTGTTGAGTCAGCTTATGTGCACCAATGTTCCTGGGGAAATAAATATTGTCTCTAGTCCCCCTGCGCTGGGCAAGTTACGTCTCATGATCGATCGGTCGGGCGTCCGAGCAGGCTCTCGTGAATGGAGCCTAAAGTCTCCACCCTTACGGGCTTCGATCCTTGACGCATACGATCCTTCAGATCGTGCAGTCTTCGAACTGCGGTCGACCAACGGCTAACCGCCCCGTTGGATCAGGCTATACGCGAAAGCTCCACCACTTGGAAGATGCGGCGCTGACGCGCTGTCCGCATTCCAAGATCCAATATGCGCGCTGGGCGGGTCTGCGGATTCTCCACGGTGAGCAACATTACACCGGAGCCTCCCTTCGGTAGTCTCTACGCTTCATGTTGCTCATCATGGAGAACCTTGCCAGCCACCCAGGTGCGCTCTCTCACGACACACACACACACACATGAACCCCCGTGCGGATTATCCCTCCTGGTGGCACACTGTTAAATGCGTCGTCAACCCCACTCGCCCAAAAGCTCGGGGGTCGGAAGGTGCCTTATGACGCTACATCACAGGAACCTGTCGCAGCGTCATGGTGTCTCGCGCCAAGACGCACCTTCAGTGTTTGTGATACCATGACGCAGCACCAGAACCCTGTGACGTTGCATCATACCAGGAGTAATCGCGACCACGCTCATACTCCTTAGGACGCTCTGCTCACATTCCTTGACGATTCCTCGTCGCGCGCGGGCGCTCCTTGCGCGATTTAACATGTGAGGGCAGACGTGACAATCAGCACAGAGTTCCATGTGCGTTGTATATGTCAACCAAAACAGGAGGCCATCATGGCTATTTATAACTATACTGACACTGCGGCAACTAAGATCAACAATAACCTGAGTCTGGAGCAAGCAAAGGCTCTTATTCGATTCATCACCAAGCACGGTGGAGAGGAGGCCAGCTACAGCACGATTCGCCACATAAACGACGAGCTTCGTGCCATGGTTGTCCAAGCATATACCGCCATTCAGAATGATGCCGAGCATTACCTCAAGTATCTCAAGTTCGACGAGCCAGTTGAGTACACAGTTCAGATATCGCAGGACGACGCGGAGTCGATGCGAGACGAGCTTGCCGAGCAGAAGATGGTAGTTGATCTCGAGGCGGCTAACCTCAACGCCGAGCTCGAGGACGAAATACCGTTTTAAGTAATTACCAACTGCGGAGGGCCTCGGCTCTCCGCTTCAACTAACCAACCAGAAGGAAGCAACAATGCCGAATCCATTTAAGAAAACTCAACCCGTCGAAGAGCCATACGCGGTCTATACGAACGACCGTAGGGGTTGGGAGTGGCGTATCCTCGCTACCCGTAAGATGCCAGAAAATGAGGGCTCGCCCTTCGCTATCTGGTACGTCGCCGCCAAGTCCCCATACACTCACGGCAGTTGGGAGTACGGCGACACATACAAATCGGAGATACTACAGAATGGTATCTTATCTAAATCAACTTCAGAATGGAGCAAGCACTATGGATAATGTCAATCAACTCGCCGATCTCATCATGGCCATCATTCAGGACAAGGTGGACGAACGTATCGAACAGAGGGTCGCTGACATGTCAGACAGCGTCAGCGAGTTTGGGAGACAAGTCAGCGAGTTTGATATCCAAGATTACCGTCAGGATATAGCTGAAATGATCGAGGAAGACGTCGACTTCGGTGAGAGAGTTCAGGAAGCGCTGGGCGAATTGAGCTTCACCACCACGATAGACTAAGCTAACTGCGGGGGCTGATCGGTCCCCGCATCACCTCAACTAAGGAGCATCAACATGAAGAACGGAATCATATACAACGGGCCAAGCCTCTTGGATGGTAAACCGATTGTCGTTATCGCCACATACTCTGACCGGAACACCAAGACCGGCAAGGTATTGCAGACCTACATCATACGGTCAGACATCTCGCCACTCGAGGCAAGCAAGTCCGGTGAAGACTTCAGCATCTGCGGAGACTGCAAGTTTCGTGGAACTCCAACCACGGACCCAGTTCGTAAGCAAGCGGTCAAGCGAGACTGCTACGTCAACCTGGGCCAAGGTCCAACCATCGTCTACAAAGCCTACAAGCGTGGAGTCTACCCCGTGGCAAAAACCATCCAAGACTTGGGGGTTGACCGCATCGTTCGGATCGGAACCTACGGGGATCCAGCCGCCGCACCTGCATGGGTATGGGAACAACTGCTCAAGCAATGCAAGTCATGGCTGGCATACTCTCATCAGTCTGGGTGGCGTCCGGACATAGCGATGCAGAGTGCAGACACCATGGCCGAAGCAATCGAGCACTGGAAAGCTGGGCACCGCACGTTCAGAGTGATCGCAGACCTAGGTGAGTTGGATACCACCAAGGAAATACTTTGCCCCGCTTCAAAAGAGGCAGGACGTAGAGTTCAGTGTACAGCTTGTAAGTTGTGCAAAGGATCTAGCCCTGCCAAGTCAATCGCAATCGTTCAACATTAGGAGAGGGGAGCTTCGGCTCCTCTTTTTACTTCCTAAAAAAGGTGCGCTAGTCGCGCAATATTCCAAGAAAAAAGAAAAAGAATGGAGCGCCAAAGCGCACAGTGTTTGTGGGCCTCGTTCCTCGGCGAGGAGAATATCGGCGGCGGGCCGCAAGACCTAAAGAATATCGGCGGCGGGCCGCAAGATCGAGCGAAAACCAGCGAAAAAGGAGGGCACATCGGCGAAAACCTGCCCATGGGCCGCAGAACACCCACCTTCCGCCAAAGCTGGGCCCATTTCACCCCCAAATAAAAGTAGCTCACGGGTCGAGGACCTCTTTACTAAGTAAAAACTTGCGCCTCCTCTAGCACAATATGCCATGTGCCAAGCAATTTGATGAGGGGAGATGGATAGTGCGTTAGATTTAGTCACCTTGAGTTCGAGCCAGAAAGGTAGGCCGTCCCAGACAGCATGAACGTCAGGAACTCCACCTCCATGTTTGTTTTCAATCCTTGTCGCGAAGCACTTTTTTGGCAGATTGTTTCGGATCGTGTTCCAAAAGTTTGCTTCCGGCCCCTTGCTCATCGGGTTTCTCCTTCGGTGTTATGTCAACCATAAATGCTTGTGGATATTTCTTTTGGAGATCAGCCAGCCGACCAACAATTTCATCTCTCGATAGTTGGTCAATGGTGTTGATGTTTTCTCGCCTGTCAATTGTCAAACCGCCCAGGGCGGAACGTATCTTCTCCGCATTGATAGCCGCCGAAAATTGCCCAGCCTCCTCTGCCCCAGTACTAAGTTGGTGCAGTCGTTCTAGCTGACCCAGTGTGGTGACGCCGTAGCGCCTCTCTCGTTCCGTTCTTAGGTCTTGGATGTACTCAAGGACATGAGGATACTCTCTGCCATTCAGGAGCTTTGACGCTTGGTTGTTTGCCACCTCATGTGAATAGCCAGCCTTACGCGCGCATTCCGCATTGGAGTATATTCCCTCGACTATGTAACGTGCAAAAGTTGTTTGCCTGTTAGTCAGTGTTCGACCGTGTTCTTCTTCGATCTTTTTTTTGACAGATGCCATCTGAACCTCATTGTTTTCTGGATACAAGTTATAGCACGGTGAGAACGGTTGCAACGGCAACAAGGGAGGGTTGGCATTCCAGTATAGGCATTATTCTCCCAAGGGGTGTTCTCAATGTTCTCAGGTGTTCTCAGATTGGGGCTGGTTTGAACTATAGTAAAAAGGAAGTGAGAACAGTGAGAACAGTGAGAACATCATATTCAAATGAAAAATAAAAATAAAAATAAAATCTGTGTAAAAAACGTCTATAGTGTTCTCACCGTCATCAGGGGAAACTGACCCATGGACCGTGACCCCTGCCAAAATAACATCCTACCCACACTTGACATACAAGTTACATGGTGATAACACACAAATACAAATTAATTTTCAACGAGGATTACCAGCATGTCAAAACAATCACCATTCAACGTGCCGTCCATTTGGATCGAGCTTCCAAAGGCAAAGACCTTTGAGGAGGCTGAACTCAACTGCGGAGAAGTTAACAAGTTACTTCGAGACATGGGCTTAAAGCATGCGCATTTTCAAGCATCCAATGAACAGCGGTACACCAACACATTTTACAATTACGTCACTGGGGCGGACGGTAGTTATGTTGAGCTTGATGACTGTGGTCAGTGGTTCAGTGTACGGGTCCTGAGAGCTTACCTTCTTCCTGATCCGCATGGAATTTTGAAGGAGGAAGTATGATGTCATATGTAATTGTAGTCGATACCATGTGCGAGGGCTGGCAATCTGCGGTCGATGAAGACGGCAAGCCGTGGGTCTATGCCACTGAGGCCGAGGCTGAACGTGAGATCAAAGATGATTTCGAGGACTTGCAGCGCAACCGTATGGAAGATGGTCACGAGATAGAGGACGAGCCTGACGATTTCGTTGTGTCGCTCGAGGATTATATCAAAGGGCGTAAGTTTATCTGGACACCTTCTGGGTGCTACATTGAGGGAGAAGTATAATGCCAAATCATTGCGATCAACAAGTCACGATCACAGGTCCACGGGCCTTGGTCTCACAAATAGAAGAAAACCTTGAGGAGGGTCGGTTCTGCGATTTGATATCGCCCATGCCGTTCGAGATGTGGATTGCTCCAGACCAAGGAGGTTTGGGTGCTTGGTACGAGTGGCGCAACGAGAACTGGGGCACCAAGTGGGATGTGTGCAGTGTCGAGGTCGAGATTGCAGACAGCAGTCTCAATCGCCCAGATAGACGTACCTTGGAGTTCAGATGTTGGACAGCTTGGGCACCTCCGATCCCTATTTGGGACAGGTTGGTTGACTTGGGGTGCAAGGTTGAGGCCGATTACCAAGACGAGGGGGGCATGTTTGAGGGCACCTACAGAGACGGGCTGGACGAGTGTTGGGTTCCACCAGCGGATGAAGAGGAGGAGGAATAATGGGACGAGTGAAAGAAGAACTCATGCGGATGCAAGAGATACCGTACATGGACGAGTGTTCCG